CCGCCGCGCGGTGCGCCCGCGCCAACGGCGGCGCGATCTCCCCTACGCCACGATGCCCGTGCCGGAGATCGGCGTGATGTTCGATCTGGAGATCGCGCCGTTGTTGGCGAAGGATGCGCCGCTCTTCGTGTGGATGATCGATGATTTTCTCGTCGCCGGAGAACAGGTGTTCCTCGATCGCGGCTACACACGCCATGCGCGGATCGTGTGGGACAAGATGCGGGGGATCGCGCCTGGCTTCACCGTGCGCTACATGCACGAATATCTGATCTGGTTCAACCCCGTGCCCAGGCGACCAATCGCGCCCGACAGCCGCGGCTTATTCGGGACAATCATCCGCGAACGCGCGCGCCAACATTCGCGGAAGCCGGATGCGGCCTACGCGATGGTGGAACGCCTCTTCCCGGACACACGCCGGATCGATGTCTTCTCGCGGGAGAAGCGTGCAGGCTGGGATCAATATGGCGACCAGATCGATCATTTCGGATCGCGATCGTGATCCGCAACCACCAGGGAGGCTGGAACATGGCCGCGACGAAACGCGCGAATCGCGCGACCACGGGGAAGACCAGGGATGGCCGCAGGAAAGTGCCCGTGATCCCGCGCGGCGCTGCCGGATTGGCAAAGGGACTGGACCGCGAAGAATTGTTCGCTGAACGGACAATTGATAGCCTGGGCGACGTATCCGGCTCGCTCGGCGTCGTCGCCGTCGTGCCCTTCTGGTCGCAATCGGACAATCTCAACGCCGACTCCAACTACGCCTACCTGCGGATGGTGCTGCCGGAGTTGCAGCGCGCCGCGCCCGGCACGCTGTTCTGCGTCTTCTTCCCCGATCCCCACTACTCGGTCGACCGCTGGCGCTACGTGGACGACGGCCTGCAATCGGACCGCGTGAAATTCGTCCCCTGGCCCTACGATTCCGCCATGCGCTCATCCGTCCTCGGCTTCGACCCCGTGCGCTTCAAGCAGATCGAGGAACGCTACTGCCCGACGATCTACTGGCTGCACCAGGTCGAATCCGGCGCGTTCATGGACGGCGGCTACAAAGGCTCCTTCTCGATCATCAACCGCCCCACCCTCGTCGCGCAGCACCACTACGTCATCCACAAGTCGCTGCCCTACCCGCTCGACGGCCTGTTCGCGCGCCGCTGGTTGCAGACGGGCGGCTCGCTCTGCGCCGACGCCGTGATCTTCAACTCGGACCACGCCGCCCGCATGGCCGACGAGTCGTTCCGCGATCTGCTCTCGCCCCAGGCCGCCGACGACATCAAGGCCAAATCCGCCACCTTCCGCTTCGGCCTCATCGCGGGGGACGAACCGACCGCGCCCGCGACCGCGGGCGACGCCCCGCCCGTGATCATCTACAACCACCGCTTCGAGGCGTACAAATTGCCCGACGCGACGTTCAACGCGATCGCCGGCGCCCGGTCGCGCGGCCACAAGTTCGAGGTCTGGGCCACGCAGACGACGGGCCAGATGACATCCGATTACGCGATCGACCGCGCCGTGGGCGCGCCGAAACGCGCCGACTACCTCCGCGCCATCGCCGTGCCGGGGATCAACACCGTCAACTCCGTCCACGAAACCTTCTGCATCTCGATGCTCGACAGCATCGCGATCGGCCACCTGCCCGTCGCGCCCGACGCGATCACCTTCCCCGAACTGGTCCCGCCCGGCTACCCCTTCCTGTTCAAGACCCCCGCCGAGCAACTGGCGATGCTCGACCACATCCTCGCGACGTGGCCGCTGGAATACGACCGCTGGGCCGCCACGCTGCAGCGCCACGCGCGCGACCACTTCGCCGCCGGACCCTACGCCGCCCGCTATCGCGATCTGTTCTCGCGACTGGAGGCCGAACGCCTCGGCCGACCGGTCAAGGACGCGACCGCGAAGACGCTCGACCGCTGCTTCGCCTCGCTGATCGCGGGACGGCCCGCGTACCCGCGCGCGCTCGCGACCCCGCTGAACAACGGCGACTTCGGCCGCAAGCTCGGCGCGCAGGCGATGTCCCCCCGCCGCATCGTCCGCGAGGCCGTCCGGCGCGGGATCCCCCTCGCCTTCGGCGCGCAGGGGACCGCGATCGTGCCGCGCCAGGACGACCTCGACAAACTGCGATCCGTTCTCGACACGGAGTAGCGCCATGCCGACCCGCGCCTACAAGGAGGGGCTGGCCCGCCGCAAGGCCGCCAGCAAGGCCGCCGATCAGGAGATCATCGACGTCGCCTACGAACTGGTCGGGGATGGGGACGCGGACGCGGACGCGCGCACGATCGCGCTGCTGCCCGCCGACGATCTGCCGCCCACCACGCAGGCGCAACGAGAACGATTATCGGCCATGCGCGCGCAGCCCGACGCGGGATCCGCGCCGTGGGAGCGCCAGCCCGGCGAGTCGCAGGTCGCCTACGAGGCGTTCCAGATCTACCGCACGCAGGATCCCAAGGTGCGCTCGATCAACCTGGTCGCGAGGGAGACGGGCACCTCGGCCAAGACGCAGGGTAAACGCTCCGCGCGCTGGTCCTGGGTCGCGCGCGCGCGCCAGTACGACGCGTGGATCGTCACGCAGAAAGACGAGGCGCAGCGCCGCGCCATCGCGGAGGAAGGGATCCGCATCCGCGAGCAGCAAAACGTCGTGCTGAACCAGCAACTCGCCGCGGGCCGCGCCCTCATGCGCGAATGCCTCCGCGCCATCCAGACCGAGCGCGCCAAGCCCAACCCCGACGCGCGGAACCTCTCGCTCATCGGCCAGGCGCTCGATCGCGCCGTCGCCGCGCAGCGCCTCGCCACCGGGATGCCGACCGAATTGACGCGCCAGGATGTACACTTGCGCCAGGAACTGGAGAAGGCGATGCAGATCCAGGCCACCGTCATGCAGATTATCGAGGAGATCCTGTGCGATGAGTGCCGGGCGCGGGTTGGTGACGAACTTGAGCGGGTTCAAGCCGACCGCCGAAAAGTCGCAGACCGCGCGGGCGTCCTCTGACGAGGCCGCGCCCGGCTCGGTGCTGGCCTGGGCGGAACGCCACCGCCGCATCGACGGGATGCCCTTCTCGCTGGAACGCTTCGCGCCGCTGCGCGACATCTACGCGGACGATCACCCCCACATCGCGATCAAGAAACCCGCGCAGCGCGGCGTCTCCGAATACGGCATCAACCTCGCCGTCTTCGCGCTGGAGATCGGCGCGCGCCACTGGCAGACGCGCAAGGACGGCCTCAACGTCGCCTACCTGTTCCCGACCGTGACCGCGCTCTCCGACTTCTCCAAGGAGCGGATCACCGGCCTCGCCTCGGAGACGCCCTACCTCACCCGCCTCTTCGGCGCGACCGGCTCCTTCGCCGGGATCACCTTCAAGCAGATCGGCCGCTCCTACCTCTACCTGCGCGGCGCGTGGTCCGAGTCCGCGCTGCTCTCCTTCGCCGCCGACCTGCTGATCCTCGATGAGTACGACCGCATGGACCCGCGCGCGGTCGCGCTCGCGCGCCGCCGCCTCAACGCCTCCGCCGTGCGCCGCGAGGTCGATATTTCCACGCCCACCATCCCCGGACGGGGCATCGACGCGCTCTACGCCCAGTCCGATCGCCGCGTCTACGAGCAGCCCTGCCCCCATTGCGGCGACTGGGTGGCCTACAAATTCCACCGCGACGTGCGCGCGGACGGCGAGCCCTGGTCCGTCTGGCAGGAATGGGACGCGCCCCGGATCCGCGTGGCGACCGTGACGCTGCATTGCCCGACCTGCCGCGCCGCGATCTCCGACGTCGATCGCTGCGCGGAAGGCCGCTGGGTCGCGCGCGCGCCGGAGATCAAGAGCCTGCGCGGCTACCACGTCCCCGCCCTCCCATTCCCGATGACCGACCTCGACCGCCTCGCCGTGACCGCCGTCAACCCCGACCCCGGCGAGCAGACCGAATTCTGGCGCTCCGACCTGGGCGAAGCCTTCGACGCGGCGGGCGCGCGCATCACCGAGGCCGCGCTGAACGAACTCTGGAAGGATCTGCCGGGCGGCCGCGCGCCCGCGCAGGGGCCGTGGCTCAACACGACGATGGGCGTGGACGTCGGCCGGCGCTTCCACTACCGCGTCTCATCCACGAAGGTCACGCGGACCATGCTGCAGGCGATCGAGGCGGGGATCGCGCCCGACGAGCGCGACCTGGGCGGCTCCCGCATCGTCCGCGCGATGGGGACGGTCGGCACCTGGGAGGAACTGACCGGGCTGATGGCGCAGTTCGGCGTGCGGCGCTGCGTGATCGACGCGCTGCCCGAGTTGCACGCCTGCCGCGAATGGGCCGCAAAGTTCCCGGCGCGCGTCTTCCGCGCCACCTACCCGAACGCCAACGCCGTCGCCTCCCACCTGTTCGCGCTGAACAAGACCGAACGCACCTTGCAGATCAACCGCACGATGGCGCTGGATGCCGTCTACACCGCCGTCGCCAACCGCCTCGAACACTGGCCCGCCGAGTACGCGCGCGGCAAGGAGATCGTGGACCACCTGACCTCGCCCGTGCGCGTGGTGCAGAAGGACGGCCAGGGCCAGGAGCGCGCGACCTGGGAGAACACGGGGCCGGATCACTTTATGCACGCGTGCGCGTATGATAGGGTAGCGTTGGCGACGTTGCTCGAATTGCCGCAGGACGGCAAGGCGGGCATCTTCGCGCAGGGAGGCACGAAGGGATGGACGCGCTGACCGATCTGCCGATCCGCCTGGTGCGCGGCCAGACACTCCGCGCGATCGTCCCCGCCGCGCTGTGGCACGCGCCGATCGATGACGACGCGCTCTACCCGATCACCTGGGCGCAGCCGAGCGGCGAGCCGGGCGAGACGATGATCCAGGTCATGCGCGGCTCGACGCCGTTCTTCGGGATCATGCGCGCGGACGATTTCGCCAAATTGCCGCGCGCCGAGCAGTTGGGAGCCTGGGTCTGAACGGAGGTAGACGATGGCCTTGCCCCGCTTTGTGACCAGCTTCTTCCGCGCGATGCCCGCGCCCGCGTCCCCGATCGCGCCCATCCGGGCGACCCCGACCGCGGGGGCGATCACCTCCGGCAACAACGCGCAGGCGATCGGGCGGCTGGTCGGCGCGCTGGCGGGCGGCAAGGCCACCCAGGCGGCGGTCGATCGCTGGGCGAACATGACCGGCGTCTGGACGCCGCCGCGCTCGCCCGAGCAATCGTGGGCGCACCTCAACCTCGACACCGCCACCATCGGGGACTACCCGCCCTGGCGGCTGTTGGAAATCCTCTCCGATCTCTCCCCGGAGATCTCCCGCGCGCTGTGGGACTCGCTGAACATGGTCACGGGGGACTGGTCCCTCATCGCCTACCAGCCGGGGACGCAGACGCCCCACACCGAGGCGATGGCGTCCCTCAACCGCACGCTCGACCGCCTGACCGAGCGGCACGGCGCGGTCGAGGTCGTGCTGGGGCGGCTGTTCCTCAACGCGCTCTTCCGGGGCGCGTTCTTCTCCGAACTGGTGCTGGACAAGACGGGCCGCTTCGCCGTCGATCTCGTCACGCCCGACCCGCTGACCGTGCGCTTCGCGCGCGCCATCGATCCGGAGATCGGCGCGTACTGGCAACTCGGCCAGTTGCAGAATGGGCGCTTCGTGCGACTCGACAACCGCCCGACCGTGCGCTACACGCCGATCCACCCGCTGCCCGATCAGCCCTACGGCCGCTCGCCGCTCGCGCCCGCACTCTTCCCCGCGCTGTTCATGCTGGCGATCCTCACCGATACCCGCCGCGTCGTGCAGCAGCAGGGCTGGCCGCGCCTCGACATCTCGATCGACTTCGACGCGATGCTGGCGACCATGCCGCCCGAGGCCGCCGCCTCGCCCGAACTGATGGCCGAATGGGCGCAGAAGCACATCGATGACGTGATCGCCGTCTACGCGAAGCTGCCCCCGGACGCGGCCTACGTCCACGCGTCCACGATCACGATCAACAAGCCGGTCGGCACCGTCGATGCGTCCTCGCTCGGCGGGATCTCCGCGGTGATCACCGCGCTGGAGCGGATGCTGGTCCGCGCGCTGAAGACGATGCCGCTGATCATGGGCATCTCCGATGGCGTCTCCGAGGCCAACGCGAACCGCCAGTGGGAGATCCAGCTTTCCGGCCTCCGCACCTTGCAGAACCACGCCGAGACGATGATCGAGCGCCAACTAACGCTCGCGCTGCGCGCCGAGGGCATCCAGGCCGACGTCCATTTCATCTTCGCGGAGAACCGCAAGGCGGAGGAACAGCGCGACGAGCAGGTGCGCCAGTTGAAGATCGACAACGCCTACAACATGCTGATGGCGGGCTGGATCGACCAGGACGAGGCCGCGCGCTACGCCATCGGCCACAAGGCCGCGCAGCCCGCGCCGATCGGCGCGCTGCGCGGCGGCGGCACCGGCCAGGCCAACGCCACCACGCAGGGCGGCAACAAGGACGCCACGCCGCCGAAGGGCCAGGACCGCGCCGAGCGGCGCGACATCCCCGACCGCTACCCCATCCCGCTGTGGGACGGGATGCGCCGGGAACGGGAGGACGCATGAGCGCCACGCTCCGGTCCGCCCACCTCACGCCGCACGGGATCGAGACGACATTGATCCCGGATCGCGAATCGGACCTTACTGTCGCGATCCTCGATCGCTACGGGGACCAGGGAGATCGCCATGAGCAATAAGCGCACCGTGAAGATCGACCGTGCGAAGGGCGAGGTCGCGCCCGGATCGCCGGAGAGCCGGGGCTTCCCGCCCGACGACGCGCCCTACGGGAACAAGATGATCGTGAGCGAGCCGCGCCGGGACGTGCGGGAGAGCCCGCCCGCGCCCGCGCACCAGCCCGCGCCGCCGACGCCCAACCGGGAGGTCCGGCCCACATGATCGACGCGATCGCGCTGGCCTCGGTGCGCCAGGATCTCAACACCGCGCGCGCGCACGCGACCGAGGGCGCGGGCGAGATCGCGCTGCTGGCGCTGATCGACGCGATCGACGCGCTGATCGCCAACGCGCAGCCCGTCGAACTGGCGCGCGGCTGGCTGCCCGGCGCGATCCTCTGGCGCTGCGCGGCGTGCGGGCGCGCGATCGGCAAGATCGCGCCGGGGCGTATCCTGGTCAGCCACGAAGGGCGCGAGATCGAGATCACCGGCGTGGCGATGACCATCCGCCAGAAGTGCGCCACGCGCCTCAAGCACGGCGGCCTCTGCGGCCATGAGAACACCTGGCCGCCGCCGCCCGGCGCGGGATCACCGCCCGGTTCTTGACAGAATGAGAACGATCGTCATAGACTAGGCCAGCAGGGAACAGGCGAGCGCGACCGCGCTCCGGGCGATCGGCCGGATGACAGGAGCGCGACCATGCCCGAACAGCGCGAATGGGACGAGGCCGCCGCGCAGGACGGCGCGATGCTCCACCTCCCTTTCCCTTTCGAGCAACGCGCGGCGGCGGACCGCGATTCGCTGCTCGACCTCGCCAGGAAGCGCGCCGCCGACCCCGCCATCTTCGATGACGATCCCCCCGTCTTCTACGCCGTCCGCGCCTCCGACAACACGCTCGACTACTACAAGACGCGGATGATGCCGTCCACGCTCCGCAACTACGCGGAGGACGCGACCAACGGCAAGGGCGTCCCATTCCTCGACGCGCACCGCTCGCACGGCGGCCAGGAATCGTGTCTCGGCCGCTCCATCCTGGGCGAGTACCAGGAGGGCGCGACCGACCGCACGCGCCGCGTGGACATCACCTTCTACACACAGCCGACGCTGCTGCCGGAGATGGACGCGTTCGTGAAGCGCGCGCGCGGCGGCTACGCGCAGGACGTCTCGGTCGGCTTCACGGGCGGGCGCTTCGTCTGTAGCATCTGCGGCGGCGAGATGTACCGCTGGTGGCGCGCGGCGGAGGGCGACAAGCGGTGCTTCCATCTGCCCGGCTTCGAGTACGAGATCGAGCAGGAGGGCGGCAAGAAGAAGCGCGTGATGGCGATCGCCCTGATCGAGGACGCGCGCCTGGGCGAAGTCTCCACCGTCCACCAGGGCGCCAACGACAACGCGGGCTTCCTGGGCTTCAAGGCCCGGTCGCTGGCCGAGGCCGGATTGCTGCCGCCGCAGGCGCGATCCGCTGTGGCCGCGCGCCTGCCGCACCTCGATCTCCCCGGCCACGGGCGCGCGTGGGCCATCGTGGGAGCGGATCAGCGCGCGCACAAGGAGGGCACGATGGAACTGACCCAGGCGGAACTCGATCAGCGGATCCAGGAGGCCACCGACCGCGCGCTCGCCGCCGAGCGCGCCACCAATCGCACCGATCTCCGCAACGCCCTGCTCGTCGCGGGTATCGCCCCGGAGGACGGCCAGGACATGCTGCCGCTGGTCCGCTCGCTGGCGGATGAGGTTGTGCGGCTGCGCCCGCAGGCCGAAGACGGCAAGACGTACCGCGCCGACCTGGTGCGGGACGCCTTGAAAGAGGGCGTGCGCGCGTTCGGGGACGGGGACGCGTTCGACCAGGAGCGCCAGCGCACCCGGCTGGAGCGCATGACCATCGATGACGTCAAGTTCGAGATGGCGGCGTGGAAGGCGATCGGGGATCGCGCGCTGCCGGGCGGGCAGGCCACGCAGACGGGCGCGACCACGCCCGGTGGATCCGCGACGGATGGGGACGCGTCCCGCACAGGCGCGCATACCTCCACCTTCAAGGTGCCCGCGTCCGCGTACTCGTCTTCGCGCCGCGTCGGGCGGCGGTAGCCTTCGTCTCTCGGCGGTAGCGGCGCGCTCGCCGGCGCAACAGTGAAAGGATCGGGGCATGGCTTCCGGGCGCAACCAGGTGGACTACACCGACATCGATCGGATGGACATCACGATGAAGATCGACGCTGTGTCGATCGTGTTCGATCAGACCAAGGCGATGGGTGCCGCCGACACCATGATCGGCAAGGCCGTCTCGCTCTCCGCGAACGACACGGTGCAACTCATCGGGGACGCCGAGGGGCTGTTCGGCAAGCTGATCCAGGTCTTCGCGGATGGGTTCTGCCGCGTGCAGGTGCGCGGCTACGCCGACCTCCCCGGCGGCGACGGCGCGACCCTCACGCGCGGCAAGGCCGTCGTGGGCGATCTCGGCGCGTCGAGCGCGGAGGGCTACATCCGCGAGGTCGCGACGGCGGTCGCGGCGGAACTGGGCGTCATGCACGGCAAGATCGTCAACAACGCGGACACGGCCGCGGTGATTGTGGACCTCGGCTAACAGCCGTTTTCCGGGCGGCGAGGGCGCTCGTCCCGGCGTGAAAGGAGCAAGGGATGCCGACCGAGATCACCCGGATGAGCCCCAAGCTGATCGCGGAGAACCTGAACCCGTCGCTGTTTGAGGACGCCCATTCGCGCGGCCTCAACGTCTCCCAGTTGCTGGAGCATCTGGATCCGACCGCCGAGTACCCGGAGTCGGAACGCCACCTGGACGCGTTCGAGCGGGTCACCGAGCAGATGGGCATCGTCACCCGCTCCGTGCGCGAGATCGGCCTGCGCGCCTCCACCTACGAGGACGTCACGCGCACCCCGCAGGGCAAGGCGTGGTTCACCGAGTTCGCGGCGCGGACGTGGCGGCAGGCGGTCGGCTGGGTGCCGCCGCGCCCCGACCTCCGCGCCATCCTGTCGTCCGGCGACTACGCGCTCGGCACCGCCGCGCTGCCGTGGGCCGACGACCTCGACCTGATGGAGTCCCGGTTGCAGGTCGCCATCCCGCTCTCCACGCTGATCGCGGGGACGCGGGAGATCGAGGGGGACGCGTACCGATCGATCTACATCTCCGACTCGCTGACGACCGACGCCTACCGCCTGAAGCGGGTGGCCGAGGGTGCCGAGATCCCCGCGACCTCGCTCATCACGGGCGAGCGCTACCTGCGGATCCACAAGTACGGGCGCGCGATCAAGTACACCTATGAGCAGATGCGCCGCCAACGGCTGGATCGCATCGCGTTCCTGGTGGCGCGGATCGCGCTGGTCAACGAGGCCGATAAGGTCGGGATCGCGCTCGATACGATCGTCAGCGGCGACGGCAACGCCAACACCGCCGCGGTCGTCTACGCGCTGACCGATCTCGACGCCGCCGCCGCCGCGGGCACGCTCACGCTGGCGGGCTGGCAGAGCTTCAAGAACCAGTTTTACCCCTACATCCCCTCGATCGTGCTGGGCCAGGATCCCTCGATCACGCAGTTGCAGAACCTCCCGCTCTCCACGGGGAACAGCATCCCCTACATGATGGCGGGGAACAGCGCCTACGGCTCGCTCACGCCGATCAACCCGACCGCCTGGAACATGCGCTACGGCATCGTCGCCACCGCCCCGGCGCTCAAGCTGATCGCCTTCGATCCCAACTGGGCCGTCGAGCAGGTGTCGGAGATCGGCTCGACCATCTCCGAACTGGAGCGCTACATCAATAACCAGACGTGGATGCTGACCATGACCGAGACCAACGGGTTCGGCACGATCGACCCGTCCGCGTCCCGCGTGCTCAACATCAACGCCTAAGCGTGATACCCGCCCCGCGAGGGGGAATCTGGTAGCATGTGCGCGGGCGCGATCGCGATCGCGCCCGCGCACACTGTCAACGGGCCATAGTCGAAGGAGGGCACGATGTCGGTTTCCATGCTGTCCCCGGAGGATCAGGCGAAGGCGCGCGCCGAGGCGCAGCAGGCCGCGCGCGAGGCGGAGGAGCGGCGGATCAAGGCCTACGGCGAGCAGCGCGGCGACACCATCAAGCTCGATTGGGTGATGTCGAACCGCGTCGATAACCGCGTGGTGCTGCACGAGCGCGACGAGCGCCACCCGGGCGGCGAGTGTTTCATCGGCGGCGGCGGCCCCGACTTCTGCGCGCACACGGAGGAAGTCGACAACCTCATCCGCAACGGCGTCGTCCTGGTCGTCCCGGAGCCGCAGGACGGGCGGAAGAAGCCGCTGGTGCAGCAGGTCGTCGCCACCACCGTCGCGGGCACGGACGCCCCCGGCGAGCCGACCCGCCTCGGCCGCAAGGTCGATCCCGAACTGTTCGGGGAGAGCGGTGTCAAGCAGGTCGAGAAGGCGCAGGAGAAGCTGCCGGACGAAGTGCCCGTCCCGGGCGAGGTCGAGAAGCCCGCCGACGCGGACACCCCGACCGGTCGCACCGCCAACGCGCGCGGCAACGCGCGCTAAGCGCAGAGAACCGAGGTCCGGCATGGCGGCGATCCTGACGGATGATCACAACCCGCAGATCCGCGCGGCGATCGACCCCACGCTCGACGCGGGGAAGCTCCCCGACGCGGTGATCGGGATGACCATCTACCGGGACGCCGCCGATCTGGACGTG